TTTTGTCCCCCCGGGGGAATTTTTAGGAGGCGGGCGATCGAGGAGGGGGGTCAATTTCGCGAGACCCCTCCCCCCTACGCCAATATTTAGTACTATCATCAATCAATCTTTATCTTCTTATGCATCCCAGATACGTTTTCTTTTACTATCTCATCAATTGCTTGTTCGATAGCAAGCTCCTGGTCAGGGTCGGACAGATCATCTGAAAAGAAACCAATTCGACCAAGAAGAGCAAGTGAATGATAGCCAGCATGGGTGTCAAACGCAAGCCAATCATCAAACTGTGTTAGTGGACTGTATGGGTTGTCAACTGTTGTCAACATGTATGACATCATCCACCACCATTTAGACTAGTCTTAAGCGTAGTGACACTAACGCCTAACGCCTCGGCCACTTCTGCTTGAGTGTAACCAGAAGCAAGCATTGTTATGGCCCTTTGATTAGCTGCAGGTGACATTAGAATCTGTTGTCTTGGCATAGCTAACTGCTTGACGTTGTCTAGATTAGCGTTATCTAACATGTCTTTCAACTTACTAGGTGAGATAGCGCCTGCCTGGATAGCGTCCCACTCTGACGGGGTAAACTGAATGTCCTGCTTATCGGCGCCTGTTCTATGCCTAGCAGTGGCAAGCTCTTGGGACTTCAGCTTCTTAATGTCACTTGCATCTAGGTTTGGATTAGCCTGGCGTTTTGCAGAGACGGCGGAGTTTGCTAGAAGCTGGGCTTGCCTCTCTAAAGGCTGATTCTTCTTGGCTAGGGAAAGTTTGGCGTTTAGAGAAGCAACCTCTTCTGAATAGGTCTTCTTTGCCGAAGGAGAATAAGGTATGTTCTTGATTCCCAAGGATGCTTTTCTAGATTCGTTAGCAAGAGCCTTCAGTCTATTAGAATGAGTAGCATAGACGGTCTCCATTTGCGTCCCTGGCTTTGACACCAAAGAAAACGCGTCCTCTGCTATAGCAAGCTTAGTAGTCTTCTCTTTCTTGATTACTAGCTTACCCTCTTTGTTTATATAAGACTCTGGAACATCCCTAAACATCTTCTTACCGGTAAGTGGATCTATAGGGCCGCCTTCTTGAGCACGGCGTGGTTTCCTAAGATCTATCCTAACTTCAGATTTAGCCCTAGATATTAGGGTTGAAGCGCCGCCTGCTTTGGTTCCTGGCTCTTTCTGATACTTCTCTCTAAGCTGTTTAATATTATTATCAAGGGAGGATTTCTTATAATCGAGCGTATGTTTTTCGGCATCAATCACGACCATCGAATGACGTACAGCTCGAACAAGCTCTTCCTGGGAAGCACCCTTAATCGTCATATCCGTAATTAGATTAGAAATCAACCCCATCTGCTTTTGTTTATTGGCGGGGGTAATTTTTTTCATTCCTGAATATGAAGGATAAGAAGCTTTAGGATCAAAATTCTGAAGATCCTTAAGAGCTGGTGCAGTTTTGATAGATCCTCGATTATTCGGAATCACCAGAACTGTATCACCATCGAAATCTGCACCCGAAAGCTGTTCTGCAACTTTAGAATGAATTCCAATAGCATCACTAGCCCTACCAAGAAGAGAAATCGCTTCGGGATTTCTATTATTGACAGTTAGTTCAGGAATCTCGAAGATTCCACCATGGGGGTGTCGAACTAATACAACTCGTTCTCCATCGTTGAACGTGGGAGCATAAACTTCTGTTACCTTCAACGAATTGATAGGCAATATAACATGAGTACTCTGACGTGGCAACGCCGCTGCTTTGAGGTGAACCGAAGAGGAGTCCGCTTCATCAGCAAAGCCGTCCAACAGCTTTTTCTTAACCGTCGGGTTAGTGAGCGACATAATTTCATCAAACTCTTTAAGCTTGCGATCATATGTCGCTGCTAGCTGAGATGCAGCAAGCTTAGGACTTTGCTTAGACAAGAACTGAGAAGAGAGAGTCTTAGACCAAGTCTCCCATTTACCTTCTTCATTAACGATATTCATTGCAGAAGTTAAAACGTCATCGCCGTTCTTATCCTTAGCAAAAATCTGACGAGAGATCTGAGAACCAAACGGCATATCAGGATCGTCTTCGAGCTTCTTAAGAGCATCTAACTTGTTTCCTGTGTTGCTCTTATTTGTGTTGAACATTACATCGATACCAGCAGGAAGATCTGGTTTATACATCGCCATGCCCTTGATAAAGTGTGTGCCATCCACAGCAATTCTTACCTGTGCATAACGGGCCTTACCAAGGGAAACATCAGTAACACCAGGGCGAACATAGATAACACCATCAGCAGCCGCCCCACCAGTTTCTTTATAATTGATCCCAACACGCTTAGAATCAAGAGAAAGTGGTGGATGGAATGGAGTAAAAGTACGACCACCATCTGTCGAGAACTCATTAACGAGCCGAATTTGTGCTCTATTCTTAGACACTTCACTAGTATTGACGTCTGGTCCGGTAAGGACTTTAAGAGTCGTTTCTTTTCCGGTTCCCAGCTGTTCAATCTTAATGTAGTGGACTTTGTAGCCCTCGTCCTTCAACTTAGAAATGGAAGTGTTGAGGTTTGTTCTCGTAACTCCCATGTGAGCCTCAACCCCACGACCAACGTCAATATACTTCTTTTCTTTTACATTATCTCGTAACACAGATGCTGTCGTATCGATCTTTGTTGCTTTGTCAGTTGCTCCTGGTTCTAGCCATGAACGAACCGTCGATTCGTTGGCCCCCATTTGCTTACCAATAGCTGTAGGTGAGAGACCTTTGTCCCTTAGTCTCTGTGCTTCGTTGATGTTGCGTTGACGCTCTTCGTTACGAGCGATCGACGTCTGATTACGAAGTTGGGTCGTAGTGAGACCCATTCCTCTAGCAATCTCGACCTGAGAAAGACCCTTCTTCCGAAGCTCATCAACTGACGCAAGAAAGTCACGATTGCGTTGTCCATCAGGATCACCTGAACCCCATGGATACCGACCAGAGTGTCGAGGAGTACCGTAATGAGACAAATAGACATCTTCATCGATCAACATGGCGGCACCTCCTTAAAGAGCTGATTCTTGCTTTAAGGCCTCAATCCTCTTATCGAAAACAACAATGCGATCCATAATATGATGGATTATATCAGGATCTCCTACATATACACGAACTTCGTCACTCTGATAGATCCGAAGCTCAATCTCGATGTCGAAAGGATTGAAACGATACTCTAAACAAAAGAGTCCAGCATAAACCTCGAGCTGACGCTCAGACGTAGGGGTTACCCCAGTCTTTAAGTCATGTATTCTTAAACAGTTCTTCCTGAATGAAATTGTGTCTGCGGTTCCGAAACAGTTGTCTGAGTAGTACAGGATCTGTTCTGAAGACATTCGATATCCTATGGCATCATTGACATAGGCATTCAAACTCTTACCACCGCGAGGTAACTTTATGCCTAGCCGAATTGCTTCGTGAGCAAAGGCGTGAAGCTCCGTCCCACGCCTAGCGGCAAGCCAAGAGATATACATCCGATCGAGCTTATCTTCATCGTAGTTGGTCCAATGATACTTGCTCGCGCTCAGAATAGCGTGTTGACCTATTAGGCGAGAGTGTGTGTTGAAGAGCATCTAGGACGTCCTGTTCATTTTCCGGATCGATGAACTCAGCAAAAGACATGTTGTTCATCATGTTAATATAGTACTCTTGATTCGGGCGAACAGGGGCTATGGACGATGTTTTTACTTCAAGCGCAGCCCAACGATCATTATAAAGAATTATAAGATCTGGGATGCCTTGAATGTATGAAGAATCATTCTTAAGAACGAGACAGCCTGGAAACCTAAACTTCAGTTCTTTGATGATCTGAGCTTGGTAAACCGATTCTCTCATCAATCCTCCAAAATGAAGACTCTTCTTTCCATTATACCCCATGTTTTTGCATATACTTAGGATAACATCAATCAATGAATTCAGCTGTAAAAGCTCCTGGAAATATGTGATGACTATTAGGATAGAAAAGCGCGTTGTATATATCGTTCTGTAAGAACCCGTAGCACTTCGAACATTCGTATGGATTCTGAAACACTTCTCCAGTTTCACGTATTCTGAAACGCTTTTCCCAGGAAGGCCATCGATCTTCCTGGACCTCCTTATTAAAAGCTATAACAAACCAACGTGGCCGAAATATTAGATTCGATACGTGACAATTATGACGATCGCCATCTAGGTGCATTGGAGTATCGAATAGTTCGTTAGGATGGGGCTCCATCCAAAACTCAGCCATGTAACTTATAACTTGTCTGCGAATCAAATGTCCATCGATTCGAAAGCTTACATACGGTTCTCCTAGTTTTGAGTAAGATCGTTTCAAAGGTCGTTCTGTAAGATCGTGTCTGATCTGACCACGACTACTTATAGAGTAACCGTCAGCTATCCGAACCCAACTATTTTGCATGATTCCTATCCCCTGTCACGATGCCATTTTTGTGGCAGGTAAAAGAGTTTTATAGAAAACGCATGTTACCCTAAGTTTTTTTCTATAGACTTTATAGAGTAAAAAAAATGACATTTGGCATATGAGCACGTCAGAGGCCCTTTTTGAGATGTCACGCTGCCAAATATTTGACAGATTTTTGTCAACTTAGGATAACATCGGCAAACTTAGGATAACATTTCAAAAATATTTTACCATACTCAAAACTTAGGATAACAGTTTTGAGACTTTTCGTTGAAATTTTTCTTCCGATTTAAAGCTCCTATCACTGCTTTGTCTATATATGAGTTAGACAAAAGTATGTAATAATGAAGGTTCACATACTCCGTATTAAGTCTATCGATACGCCCGTGCGCTTGATGAAATGATTTATATGAGTAAGTTAAACTATAAAAGATCATGCTGTCTGTTGACGTGCAGTTCCAACCTTCCGACCCAGCCGTATATTGCACAAGATAGATCCAACGGTCACCCTGAGGAAGAGCGTCGTGACGATGTCCATTCCATTCTCCTAAAACAGCATAGTCTCCAAGACGCCTCAAGATCTCTAATTCATAATCAAAATTGTAGAAGATGATCAACCTGGGGTGAATCTCCATTAAGTTACGAACGGCTTCTAGACGAGACGGATCAGAATTCACAACCTTACGCATAAGATAGAACATCTCGCCAGCATCCCTACAAGGCCTATCCTCATAAACATTCCATCTCTTTTTCAAAACCTTATCAAACATGTCCTTATCGTGTGTTGTATAAATAATTTGGCTATCGCGAATCGTGTGCGAATCATATGGCATCTGAACCAAGATCTCTTCTCGGAGTCTTGTCAAACGTTGCACTCCTACGAATCTTTCAATCTTAGGATATCTTCCAAAATAACTATAGACGACGTGTTCGCGTTGGAATTCGGTTCTGTTCTTGTAGAAACCGTTTGCGATAAATACTGGGATGTAATCCATCCAAGTATCACCTGGAGTAGCACTAAGTAACACCCATCGGTTTTGTCTTGCAATACGTAGAAAAGTACGCACCCAAGTACCAGAACCAACAAGACGTTGTTCATCAAATACAAAAAAGGAACCAGTGATATCTTCGTACTTACTGATATTATTCCAAGAATCAACAGTTATTGTACCATCGGCTCTAGAAAGCCCTACAAGGGCCCCCTCAGCCTCCCAATCCAGAGAGTCACGTTTCTTAGCGGTTGTAATTACAACAAGTCTCCTAGGGAACTCTGAGGCCTTGTAATAGGCCAATGCGGTCCTTGTTTTGCCACTACCGACGCCACCCCAAAGAATGCAACCATTATGCATCTTCTCAACGGCATCTTCTTGGTGCTGATATAAATCCATCTATCCTCCCACAAAAACTAAAGCCCTTGTTATGGGCCCTAGTCTTTTGAAGCAAGTACTACTTATGTGATAACGACTTCGACCATTTGGTTAAAGTCCAAATCGAGGAGCTCGACACCGGTATCAACACTGAAGACGACCTTGAGTTTCTGCTTTCCCGCGTAAACATACGCGGATGTAACAACTGCTTTGCGGCCGTCCAACACGATGACGTCGTTGTCTCGCAGTCGATCGGCTGGAAGAATGAACGTATTGTCGATCATCATTTTCCATTCTGTGGTGGGTTTACTTCATTACACCCTATGTTTTTTTCGCGCCTTTGATTTTTACCAAAGCATTCACTGGATAGACCATCACAAGCATCGTATTCTCATTTTGCACAGCCCCTTCCACCTCAAGGACCAGATGTCGATAAGCGAGTTCGCTACGCACATAACGATCTACTGCAGTCTTCACCTCGTACCAGATGCTGCAGATAAGCAAGCGATCTCCCTCAGCTATGTAGCGAGCCAACTTGTATCTGTAAGGCATGACGCCCTTTCTACAAAAACTTAGGAAAAGAATAGAGCCCGTGTTAGGGACCCTATTCAGTCGGTCAATCCTTCTTCAAGCGCCAGGTCTTGATGGGTACGGTGCTCTCGAGGGTGAACTCGCGAAGCTGCTCGGGTCGAACAATGGTGTGGACTCCGAAAGTTGGCCAGTCGAGAATGAAGAACGTCTCGTGCGCGTCCTCATACTCCAACTCAGCGTAGCTCGGGTCCAACTTCTTGACGATCTCGAACACGTTGGGGGTATCGATCTCGATGACAAAGTGGGCCATCATGGTCCTTTCTTGTTGGGGGATTCCATTATATGGGATGTTTTCATCGCGAAAGACCTAAAGCCCTTGTTTAAGGGGCCTTAGTTTTAGAGATTCAGTCAAGTGTGAATGATTCAGTGATCTTCTTGACACACAGCCTAATTATCTCGAGATTGAGTGCGTGAATCCAGGGACGCGCCTCCTGATCTCCATCCTCGATCCAAGAATCTCGCAAACCTTCCATGAAGGCAATTCGATTCTCGGTCGTGTCTGGGATTTGGTAGGCTTCCATCTCTGGGAGCACTCGATCGTAGATGATCTGGAGCATGTCGGAATGAGTACCAGTCATAGCTTCCTCTCTCTGTGGTCTCATTATAATGTGTGTTATTCGCGCGGATTGCGTAACACGCTCCATTACTCAGTCTCTGCTCGCGAATAGGATGTTCGAGTCGAGCACCATGATGATATGCTCTACAAACATCGAGGTCTTTAGTACTAGATTTGCATCATCAATACTGTTTTGAGAAAGTATGACGGCACGAAACTCTGGTGGGGCAAGCATTGTAAGGCTTGCTGTTGGTCTATAGAATGTCAGAAACCCTCGATCTAGACTATACGAGACTAAATACGCGCCAAGCTTGACGCATGGTTTTGGGTTGATTTCCATTATAGTTCCTGACTCTCATATAAAACCTTGTATGCTAGGACATTAGCGTCCATTAAGATCTGAGAGACTCTAATCAGTCGCTTTTTCCAAGACAGATCTTGATAATCTCGGATCTCCTTGATAAAGGCACACATATCACAAGGAAGAGCCTCTTCTTTGGTTGGACAAAGTATATCGTGTTCGCTCGCCATCAAACTCTCCGTTCTGCAAGAACCAGGGCACAGCAATTGTCGTTTAAGAGCTAGGACTGCTCGCCGTCCATCCTCCAGCTCCCCTGGCCCCCTCGCATTTTACGAGAGGTCTGCGGTCTTGTAGTACTCGCGCTCCTCGTCGGACAAGGACTTCCAGAACTCGGTCATCTCTTTGGCGGAGACCGGACGATCTGGAGTTGAGAAGTAATCCTTGAGCTGCACTGCCGAGTTCATATTACCATCTCCTATCAGTATGAATCAAACGTCCTATCGAAGGCCCTCTTGCTATAGATCTTGAAACCCATGTCAGACTTCAAGACCCAGTCGCCTACGAACGCCATGTTTTGGCGAGCCTGAGGCGTGGCCTTTGTTTGCAACTTGATAAAGTTGCGCTTGGACTGGGTATACTGTATAGTTCCTCCACACCACACAGCAACCTGCTCCATATTCTCGGAATTTACCTGAATGCCTTCAACGAGAAGGGGCTTCCTGACAAAAGTAGAGGTGGTAATCATAATATCCTTACCTTCTTTCGCATGAACAGGGAATGCTAACGTGCAACGAGGGCAAGTAGTCCATATTGTATCGGTCAATCGACTCTGCCTCCACGAGTTGGTAGCTCGTCGCGATCGGCGTACTTACTATCGAGGGGGTCCTCCTCAATAGTGATGTACATGGTCTTTAGGTAGGCCTTCTTACCAGTCTTCCCATTAATAGACCAGTTATTTGGGCGAAGCACAACATCAACTGAACGGATGTCAACCCAGTCCAGAAGCTCAATCTCATCCTCATGGATCGGCGTGCGCCCTCGGGCAGTGATCATATTGATTCGGGGTGGATAAAGCCCATAGAACACCTTAACCTGCAAGAATGCCTGACGATCTCCGTTCTCGTCCTCAACTTTGAACCTCTTGATAAGCCAGCCGTCCTCTAGCATCTGATCGGCAATCTCATCGTCAAGCAATACTAGGAAGTTCCGTTCGCCCTCGTTGTTGTACGGACCCTCCTTTCCTGCGAAATTCCGCTGGACAATGCGAACGTTCTCCAGCAATACTGTTTCATTTCTCGGCATTTTGCTCCACCTTCTCAATAGCGCTTTCCATCAGATCTACCCACCTATTATAGGTGCGGAGCAAATCTTTCGAAAGACTATTCGTAACCTCTATGTTTTCAGAGATCTTCTTAAGATGTCTATTCATCTCGTGCAGTTCTCGATCACGAATAACATTCGGTCGACTGGACTCCACTAGATCGCCTCCTGATAGGTTACAGACATCCCTAATAGAGTTCCTCGTCGATCGATTATGTCTTTAATGATTGACTCGGCCTCTTCTACCGTAATCGAATCAAAGCTGATCGATAGATAATATTTCTCGTCCATCACTCGCTCCTACGCTTCCGAATCTCGATTTGCTCGATAGCGTCGACCATCGCTTCGTATGGGGTCTTTGGTTTATCAATCGTTCGAATCTCATCCATCATTCGAGGAAGTTCGTCATCTTTCTTATTGACGGGCTCATATATATGAATGAAGATGTCATTAGCACAAGGATAGAACTCATCCTTAACGCCTTTAATAACCCAATCCCCATATTTGCATCTCATCTCGCCCTCAAGTGTTTTAATATATAGGTCTCCACTATAAGGGTCTACTGAAACTCCTCCCCGCGGGGTTTTTTTAGGTCGGAGTCGGTTATACTCACCAATACTGTTAGCGATCCAATCGTAGACCTGGATCAATTCGTCAGCTGTTCCAATGAATCTCATGGCCTCGATTACCACGGGCCTTTTTCGATACAAGTCAGCCATAGCAGTCATTCTCCAGTATGTATGTAAAACATAAACGAGTCGAAGACGCCGAAGTCTGTGATCGCTTTTAATGCCTCCTTAGCCAGTTTGTCGAAGTAGCTCATATCAGGCTCGACCTTTAGGAATTTGGCCATTTCGGCTTCCATCCAATAATAACCTTTAGTTCCTGTTATGGCATAAGCCTTATTATCCTTCACCCTATACAATACACCGGCAGAATTCTGTGGAGGAACAGGGACGAACTGACCTATTCTACCAACAAATCGTAGAGTGTCTGGGATTATCATCGGTCGATCATAATTGAAATCAATATAGATCGCTCCTTGATTCACCTGCTTAGTCTCGACGAAGTCCTCAAAGACGAGATCTTCATGCGTAAATAGAGTCTTGAAGACGTAAGGGTGCTGGAATTGGGCACCTACGGCCGTCCAATCAGCGTCCTTTCTAGCGACGTATACGGCGTCGTTGACGAGGCACAAGGAGTCGTACGTGATTTCGTGCTCGAATGTATACCCATACTTCTCCCCGAATACCTTGACGAGATCGATTATTTCAGGGCTTGCATCTGGGATTTTAATCGAATCCGTCTTGATGTGCGCTACAGTATAACCTAGGTTCTGGACGTAGTTCTTAAGATCGATCATGAATAGGGCTCCACGCTTTGCCACGATATTGTCGACATTACGAATATCACGAAATGCGTTGTCGAACTTGGCACTAGTTAGGCCATATACTATGTTGATTACGATCTTTAGAGCGAATGCAAGGTCCTTAGCGCCATGATCATCGTTCTCGACGCCTTCCAGATACTTGGCGAGTTTACCTCCAAGCGCGCGTCGTGCAAATGCGTAGTCCTTGCGCTTAATTGCCAAACGCGCGTCTGTGATGGCCGCAAATCGAGCTGTGTAAGCGTCTCCGAAGAGATTGAGTTCACGGATACTCGTCGGATGCATAGACGCCACGTCGAGTAGGGCCACATTCGTGTATATACCCGGCTCCGCGTAGACATAACCCCCTTCACCAGGAGACTCGCCGCGATAAACACTAACGCCAGACTCAAATACATAGCCGGGGAACTCCTTACTCAAATCGGTATAGATAAATTGCTTCTGAGGAGTACGATCATTACCGAAAATGATCTTGGCTGTGTGTTTCTGGGTAGTATCATTAACAAACAGACCGCTGAGATCCGCAAGAATTTGCCTTGCTATGAAATCCTGGTACCGGTCTTTGAAGACTGCCTCGGTTGTCAATACATCATTCGCACAATATGTCTCTACCGAGGACCATTGATCTTCTGGAACTGGCTTATCCCAAGGAAGCGGGAGCTCGTGATGAATAAGTCCTTCAATCTCGATCTGAAACTTCTTAAGACTCTGCTTCTTTGACGAGAAATCATAGACGTCAGCATATGAGACGTTGTACGCCTCGCCGAACATAGCGCCAACGTTCCCAGAAATAATCTTCTGACTAAGCTTATACAGCTGCTCGTTGTCATAGCCTAAATATCTGGCATACAGAATATGGTTGTCATATCTCCGGTTATTGAAACCGATCAGATTAAACCGGAACAATCCCTCAACATCCTGTGGTGAAGGGTTGATCATTCTAACGACATCGTCAGACCCTTCATATTTCCAGCAGACAATAAAGAGGTTTGGATATACCTCAACGTCGAAGAAGACTAGCGTATTATTGTCTCGATCGATCGGCTCAATGTCTTGAGAACCTTCGGCTGACTTGAACTTCATATTCTTAACGATCTTAAGAGAGGTAAGGGCCTGATTCGAACTGTTATTGGCAAACGCGATGATCCTTGGCCTAAGATCAGTGACGTCATATATAAGATTAGAGGCATAAGCATCCTCAAGAATCTTGTGAATGAAATCAATACTCGGCTTTGTGCCGGGATGAATCTCTTTCTTCAAGTTTCTCTCGATAAGCTCCCGGAGCCCCTTCTCACTGCCAATCCTGTTGACATCAATCAATTTCTGCTCCTTAATAGGGAGACCACCATTCAAGGTAGCAATTGGTACGTTGTTACCTCGCGTGAATTTACGACGAAGAGAACTACCTCCGCTGAATACTTTGACTTCAATCCCCTCACTAAATGTTCGAGCCAAACTGTGTACGTCTCCTGTGTAACTGTAATGTAGATGAACCCCCCTTCCGGACTGACTATACTCACCATAGGTGGCTGGCAATCCGCTGGCTGTCTGGAGGTTTCTTTCCAGACTCTTTCGTCCATCTTCATCCTTAAGATCGAAGTCAATTACGATATGCGTTTCCGGAACTTTTACATAGTGGAGTTTTGACGTATCGATTTCCGATAGTTTTGTCTTTACTGAGTCCCAGCGCTTAGTTGGGGTTCCATCTTCAGTTGCGTACTGAGCAGGTGCATCCTCGAATATGCGATCGAAGAGCGACGTCGTCTCTTCCATCACAAGAGAGAAAGTTTTATCCTGCTTAGACTCGGTCTTGAATATTGCCGCATTGAAATTTGAATAATAGCTTCGAACTGATAGACCATCCACCGTGGCTCTTTCAGCGAAATTAGTAAAATAGTTCTTTAGCTCTTCTCGGAATTGATACTGCGGAAGGAGACGATCAATTCCAGTCTCATGGCAGTATTCTTTATACAAAGCATAAGCTTGCTTCAGGGTTGTGCTGTCCTGACTCTTGAATATATCATAATAGGCTTCGATGAAATTGAAGAAGACATCGGTCTTGAACATCATGGAGATTGGCTTGTATCCATTGTAATAGTTCTTCCCCATGCTCTGATACACTTTTAGGCAATGATGCGCGATTGCACCTAACTCGAAGTGAATCCGATCCATTAACGCATGGTAATGGTTGACTGGAATATGCTCACCAGATGGGTTAACATCAATAAGCCTTCGAATAATGCCTGATCTAGAATCAGAAATCTTTACTGGCTGGTTAGTTCCCATGAACAGAAAGGCATTAATCCTAGAGGAATATGTTGATTTGTACTTCTCGTTGATCACCAATTCCTCGTGGGAGATAATTGAATTCAGTTTTGTGTTGTCCTCTAAACGAGACAGATCGCCATCGTGCTGAATCGCCACAAGAGGATTATCACGAAACACCTCTGTTGCAAAAGTTCCATTGCTACTACCGAGGGCTCTCGCCTCGAATACTGTGGTATAACCTTGAAAGAGCTCGGCTATGATGTTAAGGATAGTGGACTTACCTGAGGCTGGTGGGCCATAGAACACTAGGAATTTCTGGATAGACTTAGAGTCCCCAGCAATCACAGCCCCTATGGCCCACTCAATCTTGGCTCGTTCTTCCTCAGAATATAGCGTCCCTACGAGTTCGTCCCAAGCGCTGCAGTCGCCAGGAGTTAAATCATAGGGAAGCCGCTTACTGACATAGTCTTTTTTGGTAACCTCGGTATTGCGAAACGTTACAACGTCATCTAGAGAATGCCCGTTGTTATCGATAGAATACATGAACTTTCGAAATTGGACCCAAATGTTGCTGTTGAAAGACTTGAGTCTCTTTACATGAAATTTGGGCCCGATCTCGTCATGGTGTGTATCAACATATTGCTGGAGGGCATCGTCCACGATCCTCTGAATATCGTATTCATCCCGAGACCAGAGCCCAGCTCTCTCGTCCCATACCGCATAGAAGGATTTTCCGCGAATCATGAGGTCGTTGGATCTACCGACTACGAAGTCAGGGTAGATCTCTATTCCATGCTTACCTTCTTTCGTTTCAATCTTACAGAAGTCCATGCCTAGCTCCTCACCATAAATGCTCGAGCAGATAAGTATGCATTTGGAACCAAATCTCAAGTTTCGTCTGGTCCCTGTCTGCTCGATTTAGAGGAAACAGGCCTCCTTCACCAGAATATGAATATTTACGCCAGATCACACGATCCAACGCTTCGTCGATGACCTTCCGAGCTTCATCATGATAACGCCGATCGCTGAACTGTGATATGCCGAGATTTTTAAGCATGATCCAAAACCACGATTCTGCTGCTTCATCAGTCTGAAATTCCAAACGATCCGATAATGCTACCAGCATTTCAAGCATAGAGCATCCGAGCTCTAGCCAACCAGAAGGAATCTGATAATCCTCCCAATCGACTAGAAACTCGTCTCTCAAAGCTTTGCCGTCCGACCATCGATTGTCATCGTTTGGTAGGATATAGACAAACTCCTTTTGGTGAAGTTGCCTTATCAGATTGTAATAAGTCTTATCTCGGCCTGTTATCTTAGGATCTACAATACGGGAGTACAACCATTCGAAGTACTGTTCTTCTAAAATAGCGATCATCAGTCATCATCGATCCGGAACTTTCGGACTTTGCGTACCTCTCCAGAGTGCTTAAGCCCAAGGACCGTCTCTTCAAACGAATCGGGATCAAAGCAGATCTCGAAGTCCATTGCGAGACGGTCGTTTCTGACGTATACGATATTGGGATCTTTCGACCCGTGTCCAAAACTATCGAGCGCGACAGGTCCCAGTATTCCCAATGGGTCATCGAGCGGTTGGTCTCGCTCTTCAACGACAACGTCGTCCTTTGAGAAGTATGTGAGCGTGCGTTGATCGTACTGCTTTGGATTCTCCATATACTCATCATATGAGATGACATATGCAACTTTAGGGTCTCTCTTTGGGATCTCCGTTCGGTAATTGAATTGCTCGGTTCGATCTCGGATGAATTCCTCAACCGTGACAGTCTCAGTAATCTCTTCGAGGAGTTCTTCAGGCATCCTCGTAGAAATACCCTCTTCGTCACCCTTAACGAGCTTCGTCGGATCGTCATACTGGTCCTTCTTTGAGAGCTTCGAGTAGTACTTCTTCGTTAGCCCGACCTCTTCTTCGAGCCTCGCATCGTACTCCTTCTCAAGACGCTGCTTAGCAAACGCATAACCAGCCGTGAAGCCCCCAGCAAATATAAGAGATATGCCACCGATGAAAAGCAATTGCGCTTTCATCAGATCACCTCAGATCTTATCGTAGATTACGCCGTCGACGTTGAAATCCAGAAGGATCGCCGACTCGTGACCATTGACAAAAGCTCGAGCCCGCTCCCTATCATGATCAAATATTCCGAAGTCAATGAAGTTGTCTCCTTCAGAACTAATGATCCAGCCGACAACAGCACCAGCCTTTGAGTGCTCGAAGCCGAGCATGCTATAGACCTCATTTAGGAAAACGTGACCTCGTGAGCGAAGAAGATCATTCGCATAGTTCTGCTTGGCCCTAAGGAACATAAAGTTGTATTCAGACTCAGAATTATAGTCCTTGCACGTCTGATCGAAGAACCTCGCATAGACCGAGTAGTCGTACGGATTTCGACTAGACTTAATTTCCTTACCAGCAGAATCGAGCTTAGGCTTCAGCTCAAGATCTCGTGAGAACCTGAGCCTTCGATCAATCTCCTCGCCATATTCCTGGACCACTCGGCGACGGTATTCATCGAAACCCTTCTCAAGCGCGGCGTATGCAGCGGTCACGGCTGCGTTACGACTGGTTAGAATACGGTGGCTCTTTGTTAGCATCGCAATTGAAATGAAACCAACAAACACCGCAGGCGCATATCGCTTCGATGCAGCAACCACTAGCTTTGCATTAAGCGTGACTACATCTTTGTTGTAGTCCTCCCTAGTATAAGCCTCAGAGTCCCTGGCTAGGACCTCCTTAGCCGTGTCAAGATCGGCCTTTAGTTCGAGCACATCCTTCTGGAACTGCAACGTACCGCGGCTTGCCAAGACAGTAGTAGCGACAACGCCGACAACACCCCCCACGAATAGGATCGTTGGAGAGTGCTTACCAGTCTTTAGAATTATTCTTCCAATAGTCGGATTCATTCAAATCACCTTTCTAGGAGTTCTGGACGAGGAAGATCGAGAAGATATCCGCTTCCTCGTGAAAGTCTTGTTGCACCGGCACCACGAAGGTCTGTCCACCCGCGCTTGTCATCTGTGTAATCGCCTGGAATACCGACAAGCTCATACAAATCCGCCACCGTCGCTGAGTCATACTTCTGAATCAGATCGAATAGGCGATCAATGACCTCCTGAGCCTCCCCCCGCGTACGTAGAATAATCTGGTCGAAATCGTGGGTGGCTCGAGCCCTCGGGCTAAGATCAGATCTAGACCTCTGAGGACGGCGATCTGCTTGACTTTGGTATCTGGTGTAGTTTGTATAGTTTGTATAGTTGCTTGAGTTGTGACGTGGGCCCCGTCTGTGATTTGATCGAACCTCCCCATAAAATATGCGTTCTACGCCCTGAGTCGCAATGTCAACGATTGTGTCTTTTACAGCCGGAAGTAGAACGTCGAGAACGAGATATTGTCCTACTGAATCCATGTCATCCCCTAGAAGCAATTCCTTCCACCGCTTCGTCCACGGCTTCCTCCTAATGACCACTTCCCCCTGTACGACTTTCTCGATTTTCTTAGGCTCAGGATCTACCGGCTTCTCGGACATGAACTTCCGACTGTTGCTTGGGAAATCTTCCATAATAGTCCTTTTGCAAGATGGAAAACCTAAACCCTGGGTTTGGGCTTAGGTCTTTAGCCTAGTGATTGAGGGTGTTTTCGTCTTCTGGCTTTTCAAAGGCTTGCGCGACCGAATCGATCCAGCGGTCGGTGTACTCACCAACGTGCTCTTGAATCATCAAGGCGAGAGCAACGCCACCGACAGAAGTCTGAACTTTTTTCGACTTCGAATCGGGATACGTGTTCTGCTTGATTAGCATGATCACAGTAGTGCCTACACACCAACTTACGCCGGTCTTTGTGGCAAGCTTGATAGTGTTTAGATCCATCACTTTCCTCTTTTCTAATAGGGATCTATTAAAGCGTGTGTTATTGTCGCGACTGGGTCTTGAATGCCTCGAGGAGTTCTTCACGAGACATATCAGAGATAGGCTTGGCCTGGGTCTTCTCTGCATCTTCGATAGCCTTCGAAATTGACGAAGGTACAATGCCATTGATAAAAGCGGAACCGGCATCAGCCTGGGTTGCAAGCTCCATGAACAACTCTGAATATGCGTCAGTCTGCTCGAAGGAATCTCGGAGCTCCTGAGACTTGATGAACCGACGTCCATCGTCCGAACGAACACCATATGAAAGAAGAATGATCTTCTTGAAATACTCGATGATCTTGTTGTTGTCTTCCTCCTTGACAAGCCTCTGAAGGGTCTCTGAAAACCCGATCTTTGTACTAGTTTCGAGCTCGAGCAACTCGGCCTTGCTGAGGTTGAAATAGAAGTCCTCGGTAATCTTATTACCGTCAAGATCTTCGAATGTAATGGTCTTCTTAATCATTTCTAGCGAGCTCCTTTTTCATCTCGGAGATATGCAAATCCCCCTCCTCAATGACGACAGCCTTGAGGATTAGAAGGTAGTTGATATGATCAGTTATCTTCTCGACCCAGGTGGTCAATTCTTGCAGAGACTGATCCATGCACATGTCGTAGATAGACGTAGTATGCTTGATCATCATACCCGCAAGCACCTGTCGCATGGAAACGCCAAGAACCTCAGATCCGACCCTGAAATTATGAAGTCGATCGTCTATAGAGGCATATTCTTCACCCTTATACTTTAAGACCTCTAGACAATCCGAAGCCTGATTTGAAATAATGCTTTCAAACTCTTTGTGCTTCACTTTATCCTCCAAAAAAAAAGAGAAAGCCTTTGCGTAGGCAAAGACTTCTCTTTTGAACAACTTACTCAGATGCGGCTTCCGGAGTGGACTCGGGAACGAACATCGCGACCCAAGGGGTTTCCGAATCAGAATCCTCATCCTCCTCCTTATTCCTCAGCTTGCACACGACGTAGCCGGTGATTGCAGCGCCAGCGGCGCCAATCAGCACGTTACGAACGAGCTTGGTGGGGAACTTGGGCTTGGAGGTGGTTTCCTCTTCGACGACAACCTCGGGGTTCGGCACGATCTTGATCTTCTCGGTCTCAGGCTCGGACATGGTTTACCTTTCTGTTGTGGGTAGTTCTATTATATGACGTGTTTTTATCGCGTAAAAACCTAAACCCGTAGTTTTTGGGTTTAGGCGAGGTCTTTCAGAAGGTCTAGCGACGCTTGCGACTGTTGTGAACGTAATACATATCGATGCCCTTTCCGAACAGTGTAATTGCGCCGTACGTGGCGACATACACTGTGATCGGAAGAACGATGTAGGTTGCAACGGCTCTGCGTGCGGTCATTTTATCTCCTTTGTTGTGTGGTCCTCATTATAGGAGATGTTTTATTCGCGGACTACATAAGGGTATGGAAGCGTCGTAGAGGGTCCACTTTGTAATTGATAGATATGCAAGGCCTCCCGTCTTCCGAGATTACTGCTGAGAATTTAACTTCCATAAGCTTGTCGACGTCCCAGCCCATTTCGTGTGAAAATGGGGTTCCTGGAAGTCCTATCAACTCATAGAAGTTGTATAGAGATGCAAAATTCTGAGTCAAAATCTGATGGTTGATATCGTTCTCAGCTCTACGGATAGACTCGACTTGGCTCATGAAATATCGCCCTGTGATTGCGTCATAGCACAACACGTCGCCATTGCCGGTCATTATAACCTCGTTGGCACTTAGCGGATTGCGCGTGACCTGATCTTGTGCGAGGTCGTCACGAAGTCTCTGTTCTTTCTGTTCCCCGATACGCTCAACGACCTTTGACTTATACTCCTCGAAGGCCTTCTCGCTTAGCGAATATGCGGCAGCCAATGCAGCAGCCCGACGCATACCTACACGATTAAGACCAATGATACACGTAACAGTCAATGCGCCAACACCAGCGGCAGGGATAAATTCCTTCCAAGTGAGCTTGACCTTCTCTTTCGGGGTAAGCTCTCGATTTTCGTTCTCGGCACGAATGATCTCTCCCGCACGGAAAGCCCCTCGTGCAGACAGAGCAGCAGTAGCGACAGTTCCGGTTACCCCGAGGGAGGTAAGAATTGTTGGTGCGTTGTCCGACAAAAGTTTAATGGCTTGTGCCACGACTCGGTTCATAGTGCCTCCAATAATGGGAGAGAAAAATATGAAGAGTTGGCTTTAAACCGAATCACGAATGATTCCTCTTCATTATACCATATGTTTTTTTCGCGACAAAAATGGAAGGAGATGTAGACCGCCCATCTAAAACGGTTCTACTCCGGGTAAGCGAACGCGCTTACGCCTTAGTGTCTCGGAATTTATCTCTTTCCATTATAGTCTATGTTTTTTACGCGAAAGGAAAAACCGTAAGCCCGTGTTAGGGGCTGTTTGGTTTTAAGGGAACAATGGAGGTTGTGCCTTCTCGATTGCTGAAATCGTCGTTCCGCTCACTTCTTCCAGTTGCTCTGTTTCAAACGCTGCAATAGCGATGATCAAGAGGATGGAGAATAGTGTCAGAACGCCGAGGGCGTACACGAGGGCGTTGATTACCTTCACTTTCTTTTCCTTTCTTAGGGGTCATTATAACCTATGTTTTTTTCGCGACTCGATTGTCCTTCGTCTTGGTTTTCTTCAAAATAAATGCGCTTAGCGTATCGACTGCAACCTTCATCACATAGACGGTGCCTACAGTCATTATGATACTATGAAGTTGATCTTGAATCATTGCATTAACGATCTCCGGGCTCCACTGAGAAGGCTCTTCCTTTTGTTGCGTTGGAGTACGAGGTAACGCTGGCTCTCGGATAAAACGAATTTGAACAGCACGATCTTTCATCATCATAGTTCTCCTTTTGGAAAAACCTTAAGCCCGTGTTAGGGGCTGTGGGGGGTTTGATCTAGAAGGTGTTGAATGTGGTCCGGGTTCCTGGCTTGACGAGCGGGAAATCAGCTCCTGAAACGGGCGAGGACAACTTCGACTGCTCGCTCTCTTGCTTAGAAACAAGGAGGAGGGTCGTGTTGAACGCCGTCATCAGGACGAGTCCAATGAACATCAGGTCATAGAAAATGGACATTTCTTTTCCTTTCTTAGGGGTCATTATAACCTATGTTTTTTTCGCGAAAACCACAGACCATGTTCGATCTGTGGGCTACCTTTTATGTTGAGATCAGAGACGCTTCGTGATTTTCTTCGCTCTCCTAATGAACAACTCGAAGATCCTCATGATGACGTAGACAGGGATAATCGCGATCAACATGATAATCATGAAGTTAAACAGTGTGAAGATGATAGACATCTTAAATATTCCTTTCTCTAATTATTGGGTATTCCATTATAGCCTGTGTTAAAGTCGCGAAAAAAATATAGCCTGTGTAAAAAGACAAACCCTAGAGGACATGTATTTCTACACATCCCCTAGGGTCTGGTGATTTTTCTAGCGAAGCTTCAGTACCAAGTTAAGCGCCTTACTCGTTACGACATGAAGACGCTCATAGTGAAGGACCAACGCAATACCAACGAGATTAGCACTGATCGTGGCCAGCGTATCAGGGTGAATCCGACGAGTCTTATCCATAGCTCTCATCGAATGCAACTTGATCAACTGGTCGACCATGATGCCGTACTCATCTGTATCTGCGGTGAAACCCTTCATCTCTGAATATACATCATTCATAGCGTCATCGAGTTTGGTGGGCTCTTTCTTGAACATCTAACTCCTTTCGTAGAGGTCCCATTATAGGCGAAGTTAATCTCGCGGGCTCTCTACGTAGAATATGACCTTCTTCTTTGTATCTAGGTCCTCTGGATCGGCTTCAAGATTCAGAGAATACCGCTTTCCTCCATTAGGAAGATGCTCGACCTCAATGATTCCGGCATAGTATTCATTTCTCATAAAATAAACATTGACAAGAAATGTCAGGAAGCCGACAATCAGAAGAATATAAGGGTCAACATCATCGTTCCACATAATACAATACAAAGCATACAAAAGAATGAAGGTTGGGAAGAAGATTAAGAGCCATTTACCAATCATTCAATACACCTGCTCTAATATCATCCCAAGCGATAAAACCAGGATACTCCCTAGTTCCTTCAGCATCATCTATTCGGGTATACTCGTTTACCAACGATCTACGAGTTCTGTCTTTATAGCGAAGCATTACTGTATCTCCAAGGAAATAATCTCTACCATATATAAATGGAGAATTAATTGTCAGATCAGCAGTCAATACCGCCCTATTACAATGTTCTTGAAAGTATCTCTGTTGATCCTTAGCTATTACCGCTGGATAGTCCGCAACAGCCATGCCAGAAACTAGACTCGACGCGTCGATATAACGATGGCGAATTCTGAAGTCTGCCGTCATAGGTACCGAAGTGGTTGATCCGTAGTAATGTGTGCTGTCAATACCATGCACGGTATTTGTCACAAACTCACGATAGGTCGTAGCTACGTTTACATTGTCCAGATGACCGGCTTCAGAGGACAGATATACAAGGGCAACCGACACAGGATTAGTTACAGACCTATCAGTTCCCTTGTATACGTCGAAGCGCAATCTAGTTTCAAGTGAGTTACCGGCGAGTAGTGTTTTGGTAATAGCCCCTTTGTTAGCTCCGTTTACAGGGTCTACTGTAACAGAATATATTCCAACCACATTCGAGGGCGGTTTCACACACCTTAGACCTAGATTAGAGGCCAAGAGGAAATTCCTTACAGTTGGTCCAATCTGGCCAAGATTTACTAGAATCTTCTGGAGTCCAGTAGTAGTTCCATTATAAACACTATCGGTAAGCATTACGTCAGATAACTTTCCATTAACACTAATATTAGATGGTCTGGCAACTGTGTAGCCGACATCAGACGTCGTGTTGTTCAGAATCGCCTGCCAAATATAAATTAGTGCCGCATCAAGATCATTATACTGCCTTGCCAGTGTAAGTGTACTACCTTGAGGAGCCCAGAGAACTCGATCCTCGATAATGGATTCAGCGCTTCGTCCCGTAACGACTACGTCTCGATACCCTTGATCGTTGACTACTTCCTGCTGAGTCTCGGCAAGCATGACATGACTTGACTCTTGTATGCCTAGAAGCTGACCCGGCCAGAAGATGTTAGCGCTCGCATTACTGAAAGGAATATTTAGTTGGAACTCCCCATAGTCACGAAACCGTTCAGTCCATATCAGTGAGGAGTAGTCATTAATGTGTTGCCCACCGCTATACGGAAATGCACTTGGTGCAATACTACTTCCTGGGTTAAGAATCGATAGAAGCATCAGATACCCCAGTACTTCGCGGTATATCTAAACTTTGTAGTTTTGACTCTTATAATTGGTCCAGATCCGTCTCGAATAAAGATTGTATTCTGACCTGGGTGGAGAGAAGGCCAGATTCCGGCTGGGGTTAGACTGCACATACCTGTTATATTTCCGGACGCAGATGAGCCAGCGCTATACCAATAGACCTTCCTACCGGTAGAGTTTGTGTTGACTTGGAAAGTTTCTCCAGTTACCCTATTACCTGGAAATACGAGATTCTCTGATGGAGCAGACGCAACCTGAGACCTGAGACGAATCGAAGATCCGGCCATATCTGTAACAAAATCCATCTCAAATCCACAAATTGCCGTCCCGTCATAATTCACGATAATTGGATCTAAGGTAGGATCCGATGAAACAGCTACATCCGTTACTACAGTACTCTCTAGATACGGCGACGGACACCCGATAGTCACCTGAACTTGGGGTTCTTTGGAGAAAGGTGCTATCTCGATCCGACGAATATAACCTGACGTCTTTAGGACATCTGGAACGTAATCTAGAGGAGCACTTGGTATATTATTCAAAGTAATTACAACAGGATCAGATCCAGACATTAGTGTATAGAAGGCCGCTCTAAGAATCGCCGGTGTCTTCGGTGATTGAGAAAGCCATAAAGGATTCAGGCCAACCAAAAGGACGATTTCTCGGTCCTTCGGGACGCTACCCTGGTATATACCGCCTCGATAGACGCTTTGACCAAACGTAACGTCAACTTCAGGAGGTCCAAGACCATCAGCTCCAATGAGAATATATTGATCCGAAGGTTTTCCACCATAGACCGGAAGGGTGATAGTCTGGACTGAGTTAGACAATATAACAGAGGCTAGTCGACTCATCCGGCAATCAACTCCTTCGCAAAGATCAGTTGGTTTCTAGTATTTCTATAGATCTCAGCAGGAGACAGAGCCTTAGGCGAGTAATTATTCTGAATAAACTCGATATCCTTCTTAGCAGCCTGATCGATAACGTCTTGAGGAATCGGAGTTCTAGTTGCCGCAATAGCACTGGCCTGATCGAACGTAACGTTGGCCAGGGGCGTCTTATCCATGAACTGAGACATCTCGAATGCCTTCTTGCGGAACTCAGTAAGGTCCAGAACCGGTGCGATCACAGGCTGAGTGTCAATATTCGAATCCATAGCTAAGCGAGCCTTATCCACAACGTTCTTAATTGCTGTAACAGACGCAAGGCCCATATCCTCAGACGCATCAGTTGCAGCAATAGTATTCACCTTAATACCAAGAGCCAGTCCTCTAGCTACTTCACGGCCGATCTTCTCGAATTCTTTTGAGGGCGAGTGGATGCCAAGTACCCCCTTAAGAGAATCGATAGCCTTATCGCCAAGACCAGCTGCGGCACCGGCTACTTCGCTAGCAAACCCTCCGATCCCCTTCACTATTCCCTTTCCGATAGCGACTGCAATCTTGCCTCCAGCGCGTCCAAGTTCTTCGGATTTTTCGTCGATAGCTTCAGCTAGGCCGTTTAGGAAGTTGATAATCAAATCAGCAGCAGCCGTATACAGATGCTTTATAGTTTCTTTGCTTCCCAACGTTTCGACAAATGCATCGACGAGATCAAGAACCGCTTTGACGAAGTCTGGAAGTTTCTTTGTGATGGCCTTGATCATTGACAAGAGAAGGTCTATCATAGTTTCATAGAACTCTGGAGCGCGCTTCTTGATTTCCTTGAGGAGAGCAGACATCAGCTTGCCAAGAGCCGCCACCAATTGCGGAGCTTTGTCGCCAATGACCTTAGCCCAGGCAACAAACGCGAGTCCAAGCTGTTCGCCAATGAGCGGAAGAAGCTCGATAAAGGTAATAATCGCTGATGTCAACACAGCAAATCCAGCTGCTCCAACGACAGCTAGAATTCCTAGCCCTGTAGCGAATGCTAGCATGCCAGCGCCTGCCGCAAACATAGCTATGCCCACAAGTAACACTGATGCTGCGAATAGAGCAATAATCGGGATAACAGGCGCCAGAAGCCAACCGCCAATAGCAACGACAGCAAAAGCTGCGGCTATCGCAACTAGACCCTTTAGAATAGCGCCCCAAGACATTTTACCAAGAGCTTCGAGCACGGGAACGAGAAGCTTCATTGCCAGAACCGCAACGAGAAGTGCCGCTGCACCAGGGAGCGTAGCCTCCATAGCATTTAGGGCAATCGCTACGATAGTCAAGGCAAGTGCCATCACGATAAGACCCTTGGCTGCCGTCCCAAATGGAATATCGCCCATTCTCTTAATTACGTCGGTCAAGATACCAAGCGCGATAGCCGCTCCGATTAGCCCAATCAGAGAGCCAATCTTAAGCCCAGATATTAGCCACATGAACGTAGCCAAGACCCCTAGCACAAGCGCCATCTTGATCAAGCCAGACGCTATCGTTCCGAAATCGATCTTGCTGAAGAGCAAGACTACTCCAGCCAAAGAGGTCAGAGCTATGGCCATGACCAAGAGGCCTCCTGCTGCAACCACAATGTTCTTTGCTCCACCAACCTTCTCCAAGGCTGCAACAGCACCAATCATTATGACAAGTACGGCAATTATCGATGCGAAACCCTTGGCCAAGGTCTCAGGCTTCATTTTGCCGAATGCGAGTACCGCACCAGCCATGGCAATCATTGCAGCCGCGAATACAATCAGAACTGCACTCAAAGCGCCAAGTCGAGCGATGCCCTTGTTGGACATCCCCTTTCCGAGCATCTTTACCGCAACATTCAGAATACCGAGCATTACCGCTAGAGCGCCAAGACCGGTGGCAACATCCTTTGGATCAAGAAGAGACAACAACCAGATAGCCCCAACTAGAATAAGAAGCGCAATTGCGATCTTCATCAAAGCGTCGGCCTTGAGATTCTGTTGCATTCCCTTCATGACTCCGCCGAAGCCCTTAAAGACATTTCCTAGATGCTCTATTGCTGTTGCATAGTTCTCAATGAGTGCCCCATATTGCTTACCAATGCCGCGAATTAGCTTGAACAATGAGATGAAGAAGCCCGTGTTGATAATCGCGAGCCAATCCTCCATATTCATACCCTCAGTCAGTTTACTGATCTGAGCACCGATCCAAGAGAACACGCCACTAATTGCGGCTCCAATTTGAGTAGCAATTCTCTTCAGATTCGTAAAGACACTGGTTGTGTCTGTCACCGACTGTTCAAGATTTTCTACAGATTTGGCAGTATTATCCATAGCCGTAGAGGCACCGAACAGATCGGGAGGAATCTTAAATGCACTAAAGAAATGCTGCACCGTGTCTGTTATTGTCTTAATCTTTTCCTTGATAAGCTCGATAATCGGAGCAAGATTCTTAAATTGCTCAGAGACCCCAGACATCAGGTTTGTTTGATTACCGGTAAATACCCCAACAACAGCTCTTGCAAGATCCCAGAAGAGCTTGATAACAAACGCAATTGAAGCGCCAATTCCACTGAAGAACTTATCAATAATCTTAGTCTTTTTTAGCATTTCGTCAATGCTAGAGAGGAAATCGCCAATATTAGCAGTAACCCTGAGGAACCCTCCGCCAGCATCCCCGCCTGGTCCTGACAGCGCATCGAAGACCCCTAGAATAACCTTAATCACGCCATGAGCCAAAGACCTTAGAATCGAGAAGACAGCAAATATTCCCTTGAAAGTTCGTTTCAAGTTGTTTACTGTGTCGTCGCTGATCTTGAGTTTCTTAGTGAAATTCTCGAAACTAATAGTCAAATCATAGAGCCGCTTCCCGGTCATTGGCGGGAATATATCTCGGAACGCGTCCTTGATCGGCCCTAGGACTCGGCCTAGTGCAACAAAGATATTCTTGATTCCTGCAATCAGATGTGTTCGGCCACCGAGCTTCTTCCAATCGCCTAGAACTTTATTTCTAGCATCGGCTGAAGCAGAGATCCAACCACCGATAGTATTGTTAAGCCCGGTGAATAGATCTTTGGCTTCTTCGAAATCTCCAAATATAAGTGACCAAGTCTGAGCCCAACCAGATCCAGCAGTCTCTCTCAATGTGTCTATAAGTTGCGTAGCGGTCTTGACCTTAGTTGCAGCATCCTTAGCAAGCTTGGCCTGCTTTTGGATGGCCTTGATCTGCTCTGTCGTATAGCCCATAGATTTGAGCTGCTTGTCTGAGAGATCCCCTGTGAATTGCGCCAGAGTCTCGGTCAAGACCTTTGAGGTAAGCCAGCCCTTCTTCAAGCTCTCTCGGAAGCTACCCTGCTTTGCGATGATCGAGTCGACCGCGACACCGTGATTACGAGCAGTACGCTTAAGAGCTTCCTGGAAAACCTTTCCGCCCATTCCAGCATTAACGACGGAGTTCCAGTCTTGAAGGGCTACTCTACCTGTGGAAAGAGCCTGCGAAAGCTGATACATAGCGGTCGAGGCTTGCTCGGAGTTAGATCCAGATATGGCGGCAAGGTTTGCAATACCCTTGATGGCTTGAACCGAGGGCTTTAGTTTTACGCCAGCCGCGGTAAAGGTGCCAATATTCCGTGCCATCTCAGAGAAATTATAGATGGTCTGATCAGAATAGGTGTTAAGCTCATTCAGAGCTTTATTGACGTCCTTTAGGTTGGTACCTTCAGCCTGAGTATTAGATAGGATAGTCTGAATTGCTCCGAGATTAGTCTCGTATTCCTTCAATCCTGATGAAATAGGATCAATAGTCAGAGACTTGACAAGTTGTACGCCGGTTGAAATGGCTTTATCGGTGATTCGAGACAGCGTGGTTATGCCAATTGTTGAAAGTGCAATAAACGCCTTAGATACGCCGGTGACAGCGCCCTCCATATTGCCCATAGAGAACGTCTTGCCCGCAGAGCTAAGGCCTTCAAGACTCTTATGAGCGTCCTTGAAGTTCAGACTAGCCTTCAATTTGTCCATGCTCGAGATGGTGGTGCTAACACCTCGCTCAAATTGGGCGTTGTCGAACTTCATTGAGACGATTCTATTGTCAATGCTGCTCACGCTGTAGTCACCACCTTCCAGACATCGGCTGCAATACGATCAAATATAGGGAGAATTGCGGGGTTTATGAAGTCCCGGCCCTGAACGTAACCACCAGTACCAGTTCCATGTCCGTACTGGAGGAGAATCACGACCGGGACTCCAGAAACTACGTTATTATTCGTCCAGATAATCGAATATATCTTCTTGTGTTCCTCGACGACCTCATAGTCCCATTCAGACGCAGTTTCACCCGTATCTTGAGGCGTAGCTCTAGACAAAGCCCAGACACCCTCTTGTCCGTATTTTGCCAAGGCCTTCATGATGTCTGAATTTTTCATTCTTGAAAGGAAGGCATCGGTATTCTTGAAAGAGCCTTTAGATTCGATCGAGATCACGATGCCTCCGATGAATTACGTAGGAAGAACACCGAACGCAATGAGAACTACCAACAAGAGAATCGCAAACACGGCTAGTGAGATAAGCCAATCTGGCATGTTATATACCTCCTAACTAGTTCGAATAAGCTCGAGACTGAAACGTGCAACTCCAGACAGCGCTATCCCAGAATCTTGACGAGCCCATATACAAACCTTAGTTCCTGCCGCAGGCACATACCCAATGCCAAACGCTGATAGAGGGGCGCCATATCCGCTGGTTGTAGCTACCGGCTCGGCCGTATGCGCTGCGATATTGACGTCTCCAAGAGGGCCTGGAGACGCTCCAACGGCATCAGTAGCACCAGTCGGGTCCGTATCAGTCCCAAGTGAAAGAAGCCGAATCGTTCCGTTGGTATTAGAAGCAAATCCACCACAGATATTGAATTTGTACCAACCGGCAACCGGACACACAAGCGCATCTCCTGATTGAACCACACCGCCCCATGAAACGAAACTTCCAGCTGCAGCTACCAGACGCGTCTGCCCAGTAGCTGTACTAGGAACGTTTGCAGTTACACGAAGCGACGCTCCACGACCATGAACATACTGTTTTGTAGCAGCACCTAGGGCAACTGTAGGATCGGAAGCAAGAACAAGAGGTCCCGTCATTGACCTGATTCCGCTACGATTCAAGTATTGAGTATGGGTGTCCTGGTCTAGGTTTGCCAGAGTACTATGATCACCAGAAGGGCCAACAGGACCGATGACGCTGCCAACATCGATCTCAGTACCATCATGAGTAATTAGGACTAGATGTCCATTTCGGAGCTCGGCGTTTATTACCGTAGCGGCCTCAATGGAATAGATTTTCTCTGCAGTAAGGCTTCTAATTGTCGCCATTAATACCTCCTACGGGCTAGTCGTATTGTATGTGGACACCTCGAAGGTATCGGCGTCAATCATCGTTACTGTTGGAGCGGTGATCTCAAATAGTTCATCTGTCATGGGATGCACGTATTTACTCAATAGATCGAACGCCATCCATTCGTCGTTCGGGTATTCAACTATAGTCATCTCGTTGTTCAGATCCATGATCATCAATAGATCTGCAAAAGAGGGAATCGTTGGTGGGGATGATGCAGATCCGTAAAGAATATCCTCAAAAGCCGATAGTTTGTCCGCAGGCCATAGCGAAGAATCTACGATGAAATGAGCAGTCGGACGATATCCTTGAGCCTCTTCCGGACGACCATAGATTGTCCAGCTAAACTCCATAGGCTCAGGTGTAAGCGAGAAAGTTTGGTAAGTCTTGGTGTCAGCAACGGCTGTCAGATTATAGAGCAGATGAATCTTGTAAGAACCCTCTGATCCCTGAATATCGTTCCCGACATATGATCTATAAGTAAGGCTGAATTCTAGAGGTGGTTGATCGTCAATATACATACCACCATATCGTTGCAATCCGTCACAGGGAAGGAACTCGTCAGGATAGGTATAAGCTTTAAGAGTTCCTTCAAGATCTCCGATCGAAAACAAGTTTCGAATAAGGAAACCATCAATGTGAACTGGAGAAACCTCGTCTGTATTACTGTCCTCGATCGAAGTGATTCCGTTCCAAGCGACGCCAACATTGTTGATATAGAGAACTCCGTGGTCGACCCCACTCTCATAGCGCTTCTTCCCTGTCTCATCCCAAACGAGAGCTGTCATGCAGAATCCTCCTATCCAGATGTCCCAAGCTGTGCGCGTCGTTGTTCATTTAAAGCTCTATTTCGGGCCATCACTTCGCCTCGGGTCATCTTCTTAGGCGGAGTTTGTTTGATGTTACAGATCTTAATAAGCGTAAACAACCGATTTAGATGCCAAGTCTCGAACTGGATAGGAATGTTGAAATGAATCATCCAGTAATAGATTAATTCGGCGGTTATAATCTCTCGACTCTTCGACAAAGATCCAGGCGGATCGTTAAACCAAGTGGCTGACATCTTGGCATCAATGTAATTACTGATGTCGTCTAGGTTCTTTTTAGAAAGTCTATCCAAAACATCCCCCGGGGGATTTTTTGAAATGATCATCGCCTTGATATACGAAAGAATCTCTTCTGTAGTTTTTTCTTTAGGCCCCAGGAACGGCTTTTCAAAAGTTGACTCCCATTTTGATAGTGAGACCAGAGAATGCTCGAGCTCCAAGACGAAACCTGGTTTGCTAAGGAATTCTTGAGCATCCTCATCAAAAAGTTCTATACTTGAAACGTAAATACTGAGCATGCTCTGGTCCCATCTATTTCACGGAGTGGTAAACATGGCAATAACCTCATCCGGAGTTGGGAGCTTAGGCTCCATTGCTGCAGCTCCATACAGAATCGTCTCAAGCGCAGCAAGATCTGCCGGCTCGACGACCGTTGAGTCGATAACGATAAGAGAAGTCGGCTTGTTTCCTGTCACTGGGGCTGGGGTCGTAGTGACCTCCCAGCTAAAGGTGACCGCCTCCGGAGAATCGTTGATTGTGGCGTAAGCCTTCTCGGATGGAGAAGCCTGTGCGCCATAGATCAGATGCAGCTTGTATCCGAGTGCATCGCCAGCCACATCATTACCGACCTTAGTCCGGTAACTGAATCCGAAAGGACTCCTACTCTGCTGCCCAATGATGACGCCTGGAGCGGCCGCAACCGATCCGTCACAAACCGCAAACTCCTCCGGGTAAGTGAAAGCCTCGATGGTGAATCCGAACTCCTCAGCTGAGAGGATGTTCAGATACTTGATGTTATCGGCGAACTGAGCATTCGGCTCGCCTCCTGAAGGAGCCTCAGTGACGGTCGTAAGACCGTTCCAAGCATACCCCTTATCATAAACACCAGAAACGTTCGGAACGTACAGGACGCCGTGGTCTACACCAGTCTCATAGTATCGTTCTCCGACTGCATCCCAAACAAGAGGACCCGCCATGATTCTTCCTTTCTAGAAGAACAGATTGAAAACGTTATGATTGAGATTATCCGCGATGAAGAAACGATCGAACGAGCAGAGAGGAAGATCTGCTATTTTATCGGGGATCAAACTGTCAGGGTCCCGATCGATGACCGTCACCTGAAATCTGGCTTGTCGATCATACGTATTGTTGTCGGCATACTTAACCGCATAGTCATCTCGCTGATATACGATATTTGGATAGCTCATATTGAGGTTATTCGGAGGTTGAAAATATACATTCTCACTACCTAGAATATTCTCAAGGAGTGATTGGAGTTCCAGCCGTTGGGCCATGATATACTCCTCCCAATCTCAACGTGAGGCGGGGACGCTGAACTTCGACTTCTGAGACGATCCACAGAGTCCCCGCCCACTGAATATATCGCATAGCATAGAAATGATCATTTGCGTAAGCATCGGCAACGATATTGATAGAATTCCCAACGGTGAGATCGCTATTAATCTTCTCGTCGTCTTGAAGGGTTCTAGCATCTCGTATGACTTCGCCATAATATGAACGCTCGACAATCGAATCTTGCCAGACCCCAGGCGCAGTTTCTACGGGTATTCCATAACCTATTACGCCGTAGAACTTAGCCATTTAGGGCTCTCCTTCAGTTGTTGCGTCGTCCGATCACCTGAGCCGACTTGAACTTGGTGAGTGCACCGGACAGACGGGTCTCAATCAAGTACTTGTACTGGTTGTAGTCGATATCGAAATCATCAAACATTGCGATTGCGCCGCCCCTGTCAGCACCGAGCGTGTAATCCGACAGATTGACGAGGATGCAGACAAGATCGGCAGTCTTTAGCGGATCGGCGATGTCTGTGATCACATAATCCTCCATCACAGGAACGGTCACGATCTTAGAGACTCGAAGCGCTGCTGCCAACTCTGCCTCGGTGGAGTAGAGACGACGTCCAAGAGTATCCTTGAGAACCAGAAGCTCGGTAAGGGTACGCTCAGTGCAGTACATGGCCGGGTTACCAGAGCCACGGTAGAACTCTCGCTGAACAACGATTGCGTCTACCAGATCGTCACCGACAACCGATGATGCAACAAGCGTCTGATGAGCATAGAACTCGTCATCGGTAGCGATCGGGCGGATGTTAGCCTCCTTGATCTTATCAGGATCTGCCACATCGCGACCATCACCAATAAGGACTGCACGAGCAATCTCCTCATCGAGCATAACCCTCATCTCGGCCTTGAGCCAAGCAACAACATCCAGATCTGTGATATCGATGATGTCGTCCCGATCGAGCTTCTGCTTCTTATAGATCGTCTGAGGAGTCGTAACTCGCTCCGTCAGACCGAACCACTCTTCCTTCTTAAGGCTAGCCTTGACATAGCCCTTGGCGCGAGCATCATCATGGGTGATATCGGCGGACTGAGACTTGATTCGAGAGAAAGGCGAGTGACGAGTTCCATTGAGGACTCCGGAGACCCATTCCATCCTCCGTGCGACAAACTCGGGGGAACTAGTGATCGTCCGAGCATCTGGGAACAGAAGATCGATGTTCTCAATGCCATAGGTCACAGCATGCTGGAGGAACGACTCCTTGAGCGAGCCTGTCCGCTTGGCGTCGGTCATGATCGCAGTGAGCTGATCATGAGTAAGGGTCGGCTTCGCCGAGGTGGACGCGGGATCGTTCTGCTCGAAGACGTTTCGCGGCATTTCAGTACCTTCCTGATGAGTGAGATCCTCTTCGGTCTCAGATTCCTCTGAATGTGTAGCTGTAGTGTCGGCCGCCTCAAGAGCAGCACCAATCATAAAATGGACTAGATCCTTCTGCTCGGAAGTCAGAGAATCATAAACTTCCTGCACAGTCAGATCACTCGCATGAACGAGCTCGGGCTCCTTCTCCTTCTCCTCGACGAGATCCTCGTGCTCGAGGGAAAGACCAGTATAGATGATCGCCTCATCCTCAAGCGTCTCAATCTCACCGTCATTATGCGCGAGATTGACGTTATCGATCAATGCTCCAGGATTTGCTCCGGAGAGGACAAGACTGACCTCACGAATCGAACCGTGAATAACATTCTTGCCCTTTTCGTAGAGCTTATTGGCGTAGATCGAAAGGCAGACGATATCTCCATGCTGGACGAGCGTCTTAGCACTCTTGCCAGCCTCGGTATCGTTGAAATAGCCATAGGTATAGACGCCATCGGTGCGATTTTCAAGCAGTGCGTGCCCTAGGACATTCCCCGGCTCACTGTGTCCATGTTGCCAAACGAGCGGAACCTTAGCGCCGTGATTGTCCTTGAACGCATCTGGCATGATTGTCCGGCCGTCTGAACACTTAAGGCCTGCCTTCGTGGCGTAGCCGCTGAAATCAGCTTCCATTTTGACGGGCTCCTTCCAACTTTGTAGGAACGGCTGGTACAAGGCCGTTTAGTT